GACACACATCAATGGTGAGATAGTTAAACTCAATATGCTTGAGGAACAGAACACCGTGTCAAAGAGGCGTACTGGGACAGGCAGTAGTCCTAACTTTATTCATAGTCTTGATGCTGCTGCTATGACCAAGACTATTAACGCTTGTTGTCGTCACGGACTAACGGACTTTGCTATGGTACATGACAGTTATGGAACACACAGTAGCCTCATGCCAATCATGTCGAACCTAATCCGTGAGGAGTTTGTTAAGATGTACGAAGAACATGATGTCTTGACAGAACTTCGTGACCATGCTATACAAACTTTAGGTACAGAGGACATCCCTCTACCACCTGCAATGGGTGACTTAGATATACGCAAAGTCCTGCACTCTGACTACTTCTTTGCATAGTTCTAAAGTTCCCCTCTTGCCTTTTAACAGAAAGCTGAAGGAGATAAGATGCTTTACATTAAAGGAATGGCTCAATGGGCAAAAGTTTTTGAGCCGGACACTAAGTTTGTTCCTGAAGGACAGTACTCTGTCAAGGTGCTAGTACCAGTGGAACAAGCAGCAGAAGTGTGTGAACAACTCGATGGCATGGCGCAAGCCAAGCTTGAAGAAGTAGTCAAGGAGCAGCCTAAGTTGAAGGCTGTCCTGTCCACAACCCCTGCTTACACCACAGACTATGATGATGCAGGTAATGATACAGGCAATGTCGTATTCAATACTAAGTTGAAGGCAGTCATCACTCGTAGGGATGGCACGAAGGCCACACAGAAACCCATCGTTGTAGATGCCAAGCGCACACCAATGGATGGTTCCATTCTGATTGGTAATGGTTCTACTGTTAAGGTAGCTATTGAAGCCTTTCCTTACATGATGCCAGCAACTAAGACTGTTGGTGTTTCTCTTCGCATGAAAGGCGTTCAGGTTATTGACCTTGTGCCTTACGGTGCATCTGCTGCTTCTATCTTTGATGAAGAAGATGGGTTTGTATCTAGTGCAGTAGCAAAAGATGATAACTCAGATGTATTCAACGATGCGGATAGTAGCACTGATGTCGAAGACGAAGGGGACTTTTGAAGGCAGGGTCATCCAAGACCTAGATGAGCGTGGCGTTCCATATGAATATGAGCCAACCAAGATGGCTTATCATGTGGAGCGTCACTACATCCCTGACTTATCAGTAGGTGATATGATAGTAGAGTTGAAGGGTTACTTGAGGCAAGATAGCCAGCGTAAGATGAAGGCTATCAAGGCTCAATATCCTGACCTAGATATACGGTTTGTATTTCAGAACGCAAACTCTACTATACAAGGAGCTAAGAAGAGAAAGGATGGTACGAAGATGACCTGTGGTGAGTGGGCAGACCGACAAGGTTTTGTCTGGAGTGAGGGTACAATTCCAGAGGAGTGGTTGACATGAGTATTGTTGACATCGTAGAAGAGATAGGGTCTGAAGTTGACATCAATGCTCAGTTCACTAAGGATGGACTAAGCTTGTCAGTATTCGTAGACTCAGCGGAGTTCCATGAAAGTGTGGACTATGAGGACATGGCGTACATGATGGTGCATGATGAGGATAAATATCCTGATGCACTGCTTGGACGGATTGCTGATGGCTTTCGCATGATGGCTTCAATCATAGAGGAAGAACTAGATGAACGAGAGCAGTGAGTTTCTAAGGCATGAGCCTTGCCCTCACTGTGGTAGTAGTGATGCCAATAGTCTGTTTTCAGATGGGCATTACTACTGCTTCTCTTGCGAAACCTACACCCCTGCCTCTGTAGAAGGAGAAGTCATGTCTACATTTGAAACACAAGACACAATCTTTCTGGACTTAGAGTTCAGGGAACTAAAGAAGCGTGGGCTATCACATGAGACTTGTACTAAGTGGGGTTATGGTATCTCCACATACAGAGGTCAGAAGGTTCAAGTAGCTAACTACCGTGACAATCAAGGTAACTTGAAAGCACAGAAGGTTAGGTTTCCCAACAAAGACTTCTCCGTTATTGGAGACATCAAACAGGCTGGCTTGTTTGGTGAGCATCTGTGGCGTGATGGTGGTAAGTTTGTTACTATATGTGAGGGAGAGATTGATGCTATGTCTATCTCCCAAGCTAATGGTAACCGATGGCCTACCGTATCCATTCCCTCAGGATGCAACAGTGCTAAGAAAGCTATCGGTAAATCTATTGAATGGCTCAGTAAGTTTGATTATGTAGTACTCTGTTTTGATATGGACGAAGTGGGACAGAGGGCAGCGCAAGAATGTGCGTCTGTCTTACCGCCTAACACAGCAAAGATAGTAAGACTACCTGAACCATACAAAGATGCTAATGAAATGCTGGTGGCTGGTAAGGTTAAGGAATTGATTGATGCTTTGTATGAAGCAAAGGTATTCCGTCCTGATGGTATCGTAGCTGGTACTGAGGTGTGGGACATCATCATGCAAAACGATGATAAAGATTCCGTACCTTATCCTTATAACGGACTACAAGAAAAGACAGGTGGCTGTCGCAAGGGAGAGATTGTTACCATAACTGCTGGTAGTGGTATTGGTAAGAGTCAATTAGCTAGGGAGTTTGCTCATAACTTTGTTAAGCATGGGCATACAATCGGCTACATAGCCCTTGAGGAAAACATAAAGCGTACTGCTCTTGGGCTTATGTCGATTGAACTTAATCAACCTCTACACTTGAGGAACCACGACATACCAGAAGAGGAGTTGCGCCATGCGTTTGATGCTACAGTTGGCAGTGGCAGGGTATTTCTTTATGACCATTGGGGTTCTACTGATTCAGATAATCTCTTATCTAAGATACGGTACTTGGTTAGGGGATGTGGTTGTGACTATATCTTGCTTGACCATATCAGTATTGTTGTATCTGGATTGGAAGGTGGGGACGAAAGGAGATTGATTGACAACACAATGACCAAGCTTCGTGCCTTGGTTGAGGAGTTGAATTGTGGTATGCTGTTGGTATCCCACTTGCGTAGGCCTTCTGGTGACAGAGGCCATGAGGATGGCGCACAAACTTCTATGTCACAGTTGCGTGGTTCTGCTGCCATCGGTCAGTTATCAGATATGGTGATTGGTCTGGAGCGTAACCAGCAAGACAAGGACAATCCTCACATAAGTCAGGTCAGAGTTCTGAAGAACAGATGGTCTGGCGAAACAGGATTATGTTGTTCGCTTGCTTACAGTCAAGACACAGGCCGCATGGCTGAGACTTACTTTGAGGAAGAGCAGGAGGATGACATAGAATTTTAGCTAGTGCGGAGACACAGCATGGAATATATATGGGACATTGAAGCTGACAACTTACTTGACGAAGTAACTCAAGTATGGTGTCACGCCTTCAGGGATATAAACACTAATGAGGTTCACACCTTTGACCCAACACAGACGCAAGAAGCTATAGATTTTATGGACAAGTCTAAGAAACTTATAGGCCATAATATCTTTGACTATGATTTGCGTGTGATTGAGAAGCTACATGGCTACACCTACAAGGGTGAAGTAGTAGACACGTTGGTATACTCTAGGACTATTTGGCCTGATGTAAAAGAGATTGACTTCAAGCTAAACAAACGTGGCAACTTCCCACAAAAGCTAATAGGCAGTCACAGTCTGAAGGCTTGGGGATATAGACTAGGAGAATTAAAAGGTGACTTTAATACTGGTAGCGAAAGCTTTGCAGCATATACCCCTGAAATGCTCGACTACTGTGTCCAAGACACGGCAGTCACACACAAACTCTATCGTAAAATTATGGAGAAAAATTTTAGCCAAGAGGCACTAGACCTTGAGACTGAACTACACACGATGCTAATCAAGCAGGAAGAGTATGGGTTTCCCTTTGATGTAAGAACAGCCCAGCACTTATATGCTGAACTAGCACAGCGTAAGGCAGACATTGAGATTGCGTTGCAAGAAACCTTTGAGCCTACAGTGATTGAGTTGAAGACTAAGACCAAGACTATCCCATTCAATCCTGCATCACGGCAGCAGATTGCTGACCGCTTGATGAAGCGAGGATGGAAGCCTGACGCTTTCACTAACAACGGCGAACCAAAGGTAGATGAGACTGTACTGTCTGGTATTGATATGCCTGAGGCTGAGATGCTGAGTGAGTATTTGATGCTCAACAAGCGTATAGGTCAGCTATCAACAGGCAAACAGGCTTGGCTAAAGATGGAGAAGGGCGGTAAGTTACATGGTAGAGTTAATCACATGGGGGCTGTTACCTCTCGCTGTACTCATTCCAATCCTAATCTGGCTCAAGTTCCATCAGTCTCTGCGCCGTATGGCAGAGATTGTAGACAACTCTTCATTGCCCCTGAGGGCTATAGCCTACTTGGTGCTGACGCTAGTGGGCTTGAGTTACGCTGCCTTGCCCATTATATGGCTGCTTATGACGCTGGAGCATATGCAGATGTTGTCTTGAATGGTGACATTCATACAGCAAACCAACAGGCTGCTGGTCTAGAATCTCGTAACCAAGCTAAGACATTCATCTATGGATTTTTGTATGGCAGTGGTGATGAGAAGACTGGTAAGATTATTGGCAAGGGTGCTAAAGAAGGTAAGGCAATCAAGAAGAAATTCTTGGCTAAGTTACCAGCACTCAAGTATCTGAAAGATGCTGTTGCTAAAGCAGCCGATGACCGTGGATGGGTCAAGGGTCTGGATGGACGTATCATCCCTATCCGACACAGCCATGCTGCACTCAACACTTTACTACAAAGTGCTGGTGCTATAATCTGTAAGACATGGTATGTGTTTATAACACGTGCTATCAAGAAAGCAAACTTGGACGCACAGATTGTAGCGTTCATTCACGATGAAGTTCAAGTAGCAGTCAAGGAAGGACAGGAAGATGAAACAGGCAGACTTATTCAACGATGTATGCGAGATGTCGAACAACACTTTAAGTTCAGATGCAGACTCGACAGTGAATACAAGTATGGAAAAAACTGGGCTGACACCCACTAAGAAAGACAGAAAGAAGTTTGACTTAGACTTAGAGTACGGTCAGGTTAGGGAAAAGCAAGTAGCTGATATGCTTCAGAACGGTAAGATTGAAGTCAAGTCAGAGCGTGGTATGTGGATGAAGACAGGTAACATAGCCATAGAATTTGAAAGCTATGGTAAGCCTAGTGGTATTGCAGTGACTGAAGCTGACTACTGGTTTCATAAACTGTGTGTTGAGGATGATGTGTTTGCCACACTCGTATTCAAGACTGAGAACCTAAAGAAGATTATTAGTCAGCTTGATTATGTTAAGGTTGTTAATGGTGGAGATAACTGGGCATCCAAGATGTATCTACTTAATCTCCAGAAACTTTTCTCAAGTGATGTGTTCAAGGCATTTAAGAATGGACTTTGATTTCTTCTTTAAGTTAATCTGCACTGTTAGTTTCTTTGGTGTATCCATCTGCTTGTGTATCAAATGGATTGTAGAATCTTATCTTGATTACATACAAGTAACACATGGCATCAGAGTTCTGACAATGACAGCAATGAAAGAAATGAGACAACGAGAAAATAAGGATATAGACGATGACCCTACTGCTCATTGATGGAGACATCATAGCTTACAAAGCAGCAGCATCTGCTGAGACACCCATCAACTGGGGTGATGGCC